CAACTTTGACTCCAGCAACTTTAGCGTCATCAGCAGTGATTGATTCAAGTGAGTCTTACAAGGAAACACTTACATCAGCCGCTACTTATACCAACGTGGGTTACACCATGAATGGTTTAGAATTACAATTCCAACCAGACTTCGGTGAAGTTCAGGTAGATCAAATTCTTGACGTTGCAAGACTATACAAGCAAGGTATGCAAGTAAATCTTGCTACCGCTTTTGCTGAAGCAACCCTAGAAAACTTGCTTGTAGCACTAGCATACTCTGATGATAAAATAACAGGAAATAAAAACGCATCAACAGGTCAAACACTTAACTTAAGTGCAGGAGATATCGGAGATGTTCCAGTAGAACGAGGAATCGTTGCTGTTGGTCCAGGATCTGGTGACCCAGCCACTTTTGCGGACAAAGAACGCATCTATGCAGCATATCGTGCTCTATCAATTGAGAACGTAACTGTGTCAGCAAAGCGTGATGAGCCGTCAATGTTTGAAGTTTCATTCCGTCTTCTTCCTGAAGATACATCAGGTTCTTACGGTAAGATCATTGATCGTACCTATGGACAATCATAATCTAAACTTAGATTAAACAAAAGCCCACCTTTAATTAGGTGGGTTTTTTGTTTTGCCTATGATAGAATAGAAATTATGGCAACAACCGTTTATCAAAATAAAGTAATAAAACTTATTGATGGCACAGAGTTAGAAATAAATCCATTAAAAATAAAACATTTACGTGAGTTTATGGAAGCATTTGAGTATGTCAAAAAAGCCAAAAATGATGACGAAGCCATAGAATGTATAACAGAGTGCATTAGAATTTGTATGAAACAATATTATCCAGATGTAGCACTAAACAAAGAGGACATAGAAGATAGCCTAGACATGCCAACTATATATTCAATATTAGATGTTGCAGCGGGAATTAAAATAAACAAAGAATCTCAAGAAACAGTAAAAGATCAAGCAAAAGACAGTAATGCTACTTGGTCTGAGTTAGATTTAGCAAAAATAGAAGCAGAAGTATTTTTATTGGGCATTTGGAAAGATTACAAAGAATTAGAAGAATCGCTATCTATGCCAGAATTAATGGCCACCCTTTCTAGTCGTAGAGAACTTGACTATGAAGAAAAAAAATTTCTTGCTGCAATTCAGGGGGTAGATTTAGATAAGCAATCAGGTAATGATAGGGGACAAAAAGAGTGGGAAGATATGAAGGCCAGAGTATTTAGCAAAGGCAAGACAGGCGATGGCAAAGACATTTTGGCTCTTCAAGGACATAGTGCCCAAAAAGCAGGGTTTGGCATTGGTCATGGTTTAGATTACGAAGATTTAACAAAATAAAATAATAAAAAAATAATCATCATCATGCTATAATTGACATAGCCTATAGGAGGAAAAATCAATGGCAACAAACACGTATGAAGAGGTAGAACTAGTTCTTTTGGACGGAAGCAAGATTAAAGCAAGACCGCTTAAAATCTCATTACTTCGTCCATTTATGAAAAAGTTTTCAGAACTAGCAGAGGTGGCAGAGGATAATGACAAGTCAACAACTGTCCTTATTGAGTGTGTTCAAATTGCTATGAAGCAATATAAGCCAGAAATTGCAGAAGATGCTAAAAAGTTAGAAGAAAATATTGATCTTCCAACTGTTTACAGAATTATTGAATCTGCTTCAGGGGTAAAACTTCAAGATGCAAATGCACTCTTGAACACAGTTCTTGCAAACAATTAAATAATGAGGTGAAAGAATGAGTGATGTTAATGCCAAAATTGGCGTACAAATTGATACGTCGCAGGCGTTAGCGGAACTTAAAGGTTTACAGCGACAGTTAGCACTATTCCATACTTCGGTATCAAAGGGTAGTGCTTCTGCTGCTGCTCAACAAAGAAATATGCAGCAGAATCTGCTGAATTCAATAAATGCTACTGGTAAATTTTCAGCACAAATGGGTGTTGTTAGAACATCTACAGAATCTTTTACACATTCTCTTGAAAAAAATAAACTGTCAATGCGTGAATACTTCCGTTTTGCGGGCGGTTCAACAAAAACATTTGGAAGATTATTTAAAACAGAGTTTGACACAATTGGCAAGGTAGCGCAAGAGCGTGTAAAAAAATTACAAACACAATATATTAAACTAGGCCGTGATGCAAGCGGAGCAATGAAGGCTATCTCTGTTACTCCAACTAGCCTAAACATGAAAGACTATGGCACGCAAATTGCTATGGCAGCACAAAAACAAGCACTATTTAATCAATTATTAAAACAAGGATCTACCAATCTTTTAAACTTTGGTAAAAACACACAATGGGCAGGTCGCCAACTTATGGTTGGTTTTACAATTCCACTTGTTTATTTAGGAACTGTGGCTGGCAGAACATTTATGGATCTTGAAAAACAGGCTATTAGATTTAAACGTGTTTATGGAGACGTCTTTACAACAACGGAACAAACAAATGAGGCTCTTGAAAATATAAAACAACTTGCAGAGTCATTTACAAAGTATGGTGTAGCAGTTGTAGATACAATGAAGATGGCAGCAGATGCTGCGGCAATGGGTAAAACTGGAGCAGAACTTACTGCACAAGTTGCACAGGCTACAAGACTTGCAGTCCTTGGTGGAGTAGAACAGAGTCAAGCATTAGAAACCACAATATCAGTAACAAATGCTTTTGGAATAGCAGCAGAAGATTTAGCAAAAAAGATTGACTTTCTTAACGCAGTTGAAAACCAAACAGTTGTATCTATTGAAGATTTAACTATTGCAATTCCTAAAGCAGGTCCAGTTGTTAAACAACTTGGTGGAGATGTTGAAGATTTAGCATTTTTCTTGACTGCCATGAAAGAGGGCGGTATCAATGCATCAGAAGGCGCCAACGCACTCAAATCTGGTCTTGCATCATTAATTAATCCAACAAAAAAAGCAAGCGCCATGCTTGCAGGGTTTGGTATTAATATTAATGCAATTGTAGAAGGCAACCAAGGAAACATTAGACAAACAGTTATTGACTTTTCAAGAGCCTTGGATACATTAGATCCACTTAATCGTGCTCGTGCAATTGAACAGTTATTCGGCAAGTTCCAATTTTCACGTTTATCAACATTATTTCAAAACGTAACAAAAGATGGAACACAGGCATCAAAGGTACTTGCTTTAACAACAAACTCAGTTGAACAACTTGCGATTATGTCTGAAAGAGAACTTGGAGTTTTAGAGAATGCTGTTGGAACTAAATTTAAAAAAGCAATTGAAGATCTTAAGTTAACTCTTGCGCCAATTGGTAAAACATTTTTAGAAGCAGTAACTCCAATTGCTCAATCAATTGCTGGCTTATTAGATAAATTTAATAATCTTGGAGATGGCACAAAGAAGTTTATAGTAGTAGCAACTACACTGGTTGGAGTTATTGGCCCAGTATTATTAATGACTTTTGGTTTATTATTAAACGCTGTTGCAAATGGTATTAAATTATTTGCAGTAATGCGTAGTGGATTTTTAAGGCTTGGCGGTAATTCAAAAATCCTTGCAGAACAAACAAATTATTTATCAGTAGAACAATTAGAGGCTGCAACAATAGCAGCATCACTAAATCAAAGACATACACAACTTACACAACAGTTTGTAATGGAAGCAGGTTCACTGAAATTACTTCGTCAGGCATATATTGATGCAACTGCAGCAGCAGCAAGGTTTGCAGCAACAAATCCAGGAATGATGTTACCAGGATTTAGAGGAATAAAAGGCGGAGGAACGCAAAAGTTTTCTTCTGGAACTACAGGTGTAGTTGGCGGGGAATCAGGAAAAGATTCTGTACCAGCATTATTAACTCCTGGAGAAGCAGTAGTTCCAGAGCCAATAGCACAAGACGATAGATTTAAACCATTAGTTGCAGCACTTGTAAGTGGAAAAATTGCACAATATAATGGTGGAACAACTGGAGTAAAGCCAGGCTTGGCATTTGGACATGCTGTAGATTATAGACAAGTTTCTGGAGCAAACGTATCAGATAAATTTAGACAACTTGGCTTTGGAAGAGAAAATCTTTATACGTCCGTTGGCTTTGATATTCCTAAAGAAATGAATGCACAATTAAACAGAACTAATTCAAGAGTAAACATTGATGATTATAGAAAAGCCCTTCTTAATAACAACTCTTTAAGAACAATGACTTTAAGTCTGGCTAAAAGAGGAATTCCAGATAGAGAAGCATATAAAGTTGCACAACAAATTAGAGGAAATTTATTAAAATCTTTAAGTGGTTTGCCATCTGGTACTTTAATTAATGACAAAATGATTTACTCTAGAATGGGTAATGAAAGAACTGGAATTATGGGTGCGCTTGCAAAATCAGGAGATCCAATTATATCTAAAGCAGCAAGATCATTGCTTGGAGCAGCATCTACAAGTGCGGTTGGCGGATCAAAAATTGCAACAAATAAATTAAAGCCAATTGATGATGTAATTAAGGCAGTACAAAAAACTCGTTCAAATCCAGTATTGGTTAAAAAATTAAATGAGTTAAAAAAACTTAATCCAAATCTTCAAATTCCAACTAGCCTAAATAGTGCAGGTGAAATTGTTGCTTATAGAAGACCTGAAATAACAGGTGGAAAAGTTACAGGGAATAATGTAATGAATGGATTAGTTGATGGAAAGTTTAGATCACAAAGAGAATTTCTAGGTGGTGGACGACAGGTTCTTAAAATTACTAAATCAATGAATGATACCTTTGATAGATTAATTAGTAAACAACCTCAAAAAGAAACTGTTGCCGTTAGAGCAAGAGGAGAGTTTAAGCGTGATTCCAGTGGAAAATTAACCGCACTTACTGGACAAAACACTGAAAGAAAGCCAGCATCGGTTGGAACAACAAGCAGAAATATTGCAGATAATAGAACAACAACTCTTGGTCCAAAAGAAACTGTAGTTCAAAGAATTAGAAGAATACGTGGCTTTGCTGATGCTCAAAAGGTTGACAGCAAAGGAGTTCCTTTATCTGAGGCTACATCTAAATTGGCAATGGGTCCTAGAGGTTTAATTGCTAAACAGCAACAAGAAATAAAAAAACAAAATGAATCAATAAAACAATCAACCCAGGCTACAGATGATCTTACAAAGCAAACAAAAACAGCAAAACAAAGTCTGACTGCTTTTAGTTCAAAAGCAACTATGGGCCTTGGCGCTATCTCTGGACTTACAATTGCAGCATCTTTTGCTGGAGGCAAGTTAGGAGAAATGGCTCAAACTATAATGCCATTTGTTTTTGGATTACAGGGTATTGCTATGATTCTTCCACTACTCGCTAATCCTTTGGTAGCAGTTGTTGCTGGATTTGCTTTGGTTGGTGGAGTAATATATAAAATGGGTAAAGATTTAGAAAAAGCAAGGCTAGAAGGAATTAATCTTGCTAAATCAATGAGTATGACTTCAGAAAAATTAACTGCTTTATCTGTTATTGCTGGAACTGTAAGTGCAAGTGAAGAGGCTGCAAGAAGAAGAAAAAACATAGTTTCTGGAACAGTTGAAGGACAAAGACAGTTTGGACAAAATACATTAGAGAGTGAGTTTGGAAAAGGAATTCTTGCAGATATAGAAAAACAATCTAAAAGTGGTAAATCAATTAAAGAAATATCTCAAAACCTTGCTAATAATTTAGCAGTTGCAGTTGCACAAGGAGCGGTAACAACAAGTCAAGCAAGAAGCATTTCTGCAGCACTTGGAGAAAAACTTGGAAGTTATGAAATTCCAGCACTAGTAAGTGGAAAACTTGTAAGTCTGCTTGGTCCAAATGGCGAAAACCTTGCAACAGATCCATTACAGGTAACATTGCAAATACAAAAAGATTCTATGCAAAGACAGGCTGACTCTTTTAGAACAGCAGTAGATGGGGCTATTAGTGAATCAACTGGTCCAAATGTATTGGCAAGAGTTGCTGGCTTTGGATTAATAGCAGCAGGAGCAGCCGCTGCCGTTCTCACCGCAGGCGCTGCTGCAGTTCCAGGTGCAGCCCTTGCCGCTACTGGAGCGGGATTGATGCTTGGAGGAGAGGCAGACGCTAATAAAAGAAAATCAGTAAATGTTAAACTTGCTGCAGCAGCAGTTGAACTTGGAATACAAGAGGTAGCACAAAATCAAGGACTTGTAGATTCATTAAATAAACAATATGATTTAAAGTTAAAGTCTGCAAAAACAGAACAAGAAATAAAAACAATTGAAGATCAAAGAAAAGCAGGTCTTGCTACATTAAATGCAAGTAATGCAAATGCATTAAATTTATTAGTAAAACAAAGAGATCAACTAGGAGGAGAAGCGTTTACTAAAGGAATTAAGGCAGCAGCAGATGCGATGTATAAAGAAGGTCCAATGGCAGTCTTTAAAGATCAAGCATTAGACGCATTAAATAATTTAAAAGATTCAGAATTTAAAACAGAGTTGCAGGTAGGTCTTGCATCTGGGCAGGTAGGACCAGCAGTAATTACAAAAATTCTTTCAACTGCAGCAGGAAATAAAGGATTTGAAACAGCATTTAGTCTTTTAGTTGACAAGCAAGGTCTTGCAGATGCTGCATTAATTGCAGAATTGTTACCATCTGAGGGTGCAACAGATACAACAAGAGCGCTTATGCTTGGATATATTAATAACAACAGTGAAGATTTTGATAAAGATATGCAAGCATTAAGTTTCTTAAATCAAATAAATCCTACATATGGAATTACTCTTGATCTTAAAGCCAATGGAATACAGCAATTGGCAACGGCTACAAATGCATTAAAACAAATTGAAGGGCTAGATCCCACATTAACTAAAGATGTAGTTGCAAAACTTGCTGAAGAAAAACCAGGAGAGTGGAAGGCTTTTTATGATCAATGGACAATTTTGTCTGAAGGAAAAGATTTTGTAAATAAAAACCTAAAGGTTGCTTTTGATGTTGTATCTAACGATCCAAACTTTAAAGGTTTTGAAGGTGCTGCTGGCAAAAGTGCAGCAGAAATTATAGCAAAGGGTGGAATATTACCAGGAGCAATACCAGGTGGAGGAGTTGTTGAAGATAAGGGTCCTGGCAAACGAGATACAGTGCTTGACGACTTATTATTAAAATTAAAATTATTTAGAAAAGAGTCTGTAAATGCTTTGGGTGGTTGGAAAGAACTTGTCAAACAACTGGGTAGCGGAAAATCTATAAATGCATTTAAGGGAACTACAAATCAATTACAAGGTATGGGTGCTAACGAAAGTTTAGTTCAGTTTGCCGAAGGACTTGGTGCAGAAGAAGCAGGAAAATTCTTTGATAAGATTACAAGTAAGGCAAAGAATGGCAAGTTAGTGCTAAACGATTATGGTAAATCATTAAACCGACTATTCCCAACAGTTCAGGCGGGTATATATTTAAGACAACAGGACCAGATTACAAGAGAACAAACAACTCAAAATAAAGCACTATCAATGCTGAGAGCAAGAGGCGTTGATGCCGCTACTGCACTAGAATTAACTGCTGATGCAGCACAAGCAGCAGCGATCGTAAGTAAAGACCTGGATGGCAAAGATCTAGAAAAAATGATTGATAGAACTAAAAAGGCTACTGCTGCAACAAAAGAATTTGAAAAAGCATTAAAGGCTACTCAATTTGAAGCAGATGAATTATCAGAAGGTGGAGCAGAAGCATTAAGTGAAAATTTTGATTATCAATTTATTGAAATTCAAAAAAAGGCAAAAGATTCATTTAAAAAGATAAATGGTATGTCTTCAGAAGCAATAGAATTAAGCATTATGATTGACGAACAAGCAATTAATAAAATTGAAGATGAGATTAATGGAATTAACTTAAAAATTAAATCTTATAGTCGCACTCTTGACTCAATCGGTAAACAAGAAAGTATTATTACAGAAACTTATGATAAAAAAATTGAATCTTTAAATAAACAAAAAGACGCTCTTGAATCAATAAAATCAATAAATTCATTTTTGATTTCACAACAACAAAAACAACTTGGCCTTGCTAACGCATTAACTCAAGGAGATATTTCAGCAGCCGCTTCAATTGCACAAGAAATGCGAGCAAGTTCAGCAGAGGAAGCCCTTAATAGAATGGGTGGAGGATTAGAAAAAGCAACAAGCAACTTAGAACTAGAAAAACAAAAAGATTTGTCTTTAGTCACCGCTGTTGTTAATGGTGAAAAGTTAACTAGAAAACAAATTGATGCGAAAATTATTACTTTAAACGATGAAATTTATAATATTGAATTAAAACAACTTGAACCTTTACAAAAACAAGCAGATGCAAAAAAGAAATTGCTTTCTGATCTTGATTTTCAAATTTCAAAAGAACAACAATCATTAACAATTAATGGAATGACAAGGGCTGAGTGGGACTTTATACAAAGATATACAGATGCAACAAATAAACATCTGAATCAAATAGTAATTGATATAGACAAGGTTGCCACTTCTTCCACCACAGCAGCAGGTGCGTGGACAAGTATTCTTGCTTCAATGAAGGCTGCATCATCGCTTTCAGGAGCAGTGCCTAGCCCTACAGCAAAAACTGCAGGTCCTGCAGACTATGATAAAATGCAAAAAGATTTAACAAAAGAATTTACAGATAGGGGAATAGCATCAGGTCCAGCATCAGGCTTGGCCGCATCATCTGTTAGATTACAGGCCCAAGCCGATGCTTATTTTAAAGCAAATCCAAACATTGATCCATTTACTGGAGCACAGAAGAAAATGTATGGTGGAAAAATTTTATCTATGGCTATGGGAGGACTAGTTCCTAAATATATGGCTAATGGTGGATCAATTGGCTCTGATACCGTGCCAGCAATGCTCACCCCTGGCGAGTTTGTAATGAACAAAAAAGCAACCCAGCAGTTTGGCCCATTGCTATCAATGTTGAATGAGTCAAAATATCCTTCAATGATTGGCAATAGAAATAGTGCCCAGGTTCCAGTTAATAGTATTTCTACATCAATGAATGATAATTCTACAGCAGTGTATAATTATAGTCTGGGATTTAATATTAACGGAAGTAACTCAAATCCAAATGATATTGCTAGGGCAGTAATAAGAGAAATTAAAAATGTTGATTCACAAAGAATTCGGGGGCAAAGAATATAATGGCTACTAGTGCCTATCTAACAGGTAGACGTAGATATACAAGACCCCAGGGTATCTTATGGGCAAACAACCCTGGAACCCTCTCTAATGGCCTATACGTGCCCAATGGGATAGAGGTAGGAGCATCTACGGGAGAAACAAATCCAAGCCTGTTAGACCAGTTTATTATTTTATCTGATCACAATAGGGGTGATATGCAATTTAATACCCAAAGAATTGAGCAACGCCAAAGAACAATTAATGGTCGTATGCGTTCATATCATATTGCAGACAAACTAACCATGTCTGTGTCTTGGAACATGTTGCCATCAAGAGCCTATAGTGCTGATCCAGCATTTAATACATCAACTGGCATATCTCCAAGTGAAGGATCTAAAACAGAGTACACAGCAGATGGCGGTGCAGGTGGAGTAGAACTTCTTGATTGGTATGAGACACATCAAGGTCCATTTTTTATGTACCTTGCTTATGATAAATATACAAATTTAGATGGGGAAAATTATCAATATACTGGTTTGAATAGATATAACCAAATTATTCAAGTTTACTTTGCAGATTTTAATTATTCCGTGATAAAGCGTGGAGCGACAAATCATGACCTTTGGAACATATCGGTAACCTTGGAAGAAGTTTAAATGTTTGAAAGCACCGAACTAAAAAACCATTTTGAAACATCTGCAACAATACAAACAGAATCCCTAGTTTTGGCTGAGTGGAACATGAATATGCCAGATAATATATTTAAACTTGGCAATTATAGATATAGATCTCAAGAGCAAAGTTCTAAATTTTTAACATTACCAAACACATTTGATAACGCAGACACTGGGTTATTTTATACTGGTGCAACAGACGCTGATGTTATCATTGACGGAGGATTTGAAAATAATGAAACACCACAAATTTTTACATCTATAAAAGAAAAAAATAAACTTTTATACTCACTAGAAGATTGCGTAAAACCATTCAGGCCAAGATCTGGTATTAACAAAGCAGTTGCCTTTAAAGGAAAGTTTTTATCAAACTCTGGCAGTGACCTTGCAAGAAGGCCAAGATATTATATGGCATCACGCTATGATCAATTTAAATATTTTACATCTTTTAGAACTGAAAGTGGTATTGAAAGAGGTATTGCTAAAATAATTGTTAATGGCAATTACTATATAGATGATGCCGTACCGTTTGTAGTTTATAAAAAAAATGTACCAGCAAACCGAATTATTGTAAAAATGCAAACTAATGTTGGAGATATAGACTTGGGAGATTTTACCGATATATCTAAAACTTTTGCAGATCCATTTTTTGGTAATGAAAATAAGACAACACCAACAAGATGGAAAATTCAGTACCTTGAAGAAAATAATTGGACAGATGCTTACGTATTTACTGAAAATGATACTCGCAATGATGGATCTCCTATTATTGCTTCTGACGGCTATGTTGAGTTACAGTATGGAGTAAAAAATATTCCAAGTATTTTTGAAGACAATTTTATTCATGTTGATACAATTTCATCATCTACTTTGTTGCCAAAAGAATCAATAAATGGATACGCATATTTAGTTATTGCAAACGAAAATGAAGTTGGAACATATAGTGTTTGGAATAGCACTACAGAAGAATATGAAACATTTGCTCCAGTTTACGGCTGGGTATTAGGAAACGAAGAAATTAATAATAAAACAACTTTTGTTACAGATCTTACAAATCCATTATCTTTTCAAGAAACAACAAACGGTAAAACTTTTTACAGAGAATTTCAAAATCTTCGTGGTCTAAGAATTGTTGTAGAGAGAATGAACAAATTTGACTCTACTTTTGATTTAATTGAAATGTCACCAAGACTGATTGTTGATTTATCTAATAAAACAATTGAATACAGTGTTAAAAAAATTCTTTCCGATCTTGGAACATCTGCTTTGCCAGTAGGACAGTTACTTGCCTCAACTGGAAGCATGTCTCTGTTTGATGATGATCAAGCATTTAATGAAAACAATACTAATAGCATAGTTAGTGATTATGTTCGTAAAAATATTAAATTTAATTTTTATGAAAAAATATTAAATGTAAGTGGGTTTGACTATTGGGTCCCAATTAAAACACTTTACTCCGATGGATTTCCACAAGCAGATGTCACTGCGGGTACGTTAGAAATATCTTTAAGAGATTTTTATTTTTTCTTAGAATCTATGCCTGCTCCAAGAATGTTAGTAACAGAAGTATCACTTAGTTATGCAATTAGTTTAATCCTTGATTACATTGGATTTAGCAACTATGCATTTTATAGAACAGTTAATGAGCCAGATCCAATCATTCCATATTTTTTTATTGCTCCAGACCAAACGGTAGCAGAAGTGTTAAACCAACTTGCAGTTTCTACACAAACAGCAATGTTTTTTGATGAATACAATAATTTTATTGTAATGAGCAAAAATTACATGCTTCCAAATTTAAATGATAGAGCATCCAGCATGGTTTTATCTGGAACTAACAACCAATCTATTAGTGGTATTGTTGAAAATTTTTCATCTGGAACACTTCCAAACATTATTTCAATTGCCTCACAAGACAAAAAAGTTTATAATAATGGAAAAATTAATTACACTACTAGGTATATACAAAGATCATATGGTTCTATTCGCCAAGCAAGTATGATTGATATAGACAAAACTTGGATCTACAAACCTGCACTTTTATGGGAAGTATCTGGAACAGACTCAACTAAAACAATTAATGAAGTTGCGTCTAAACAAGGAAAATATGTTTTGGGTGCAATGCCATTAAGTTCGGACCTTACTGCATCTGCACCAAGCGTAGTTAATCATAAAATAGTAAACAATGTTTTTGATGTTGGAGAAAATATTTATTGGCTTACAAGATACCAAGGATATTTTTATTCTAATGGAGAAGTTATTAGATATGATGCTGCCCAATTTAACGTTACTCTTGCAATTTGGTATCCAATATTATCGGACGGTATAAATCTAGATGACTCTAAACCACAAATAGTTTTACCTGGAAGACTAGCCCCAACAGGTGTTATTGATGGATTAGACAAGAAGGTTGCAAATGGAGAAATTACAGAAGCACAAAAGGGTGAAGAAATTCAGGCATGGAGGGCATCTCATAAGCAAGGTAGTAGCAATGTGTGGATTACAAATAATCAAGAATATCAAAATTTTTTTAGATCACTACCGTTTAATGGAAAAATATATCCGACTGGCTTAATAAGGATTTATACAGTTCCATTTTATGAAGAAATTGAAGGTATTACTCGCTTACAAAATGGTGCAGTTTATGAGCATGGTCGTGCTCAATTTGGAACAACTATAACAGATCATACGGCTGGAATAAATTCTTATTGGTCAGACAATTCTTATGTTAGAGGTTGTGAAATGCAAACTGAATATTTATTTACAACCACCCTACTTGAAGATATTTCTTTACCAGCAACTACTACTGGGGCAGCAGGAGTTAATAATTCTAAGGCTCAACAAACTTTAAGAAATGGAACAATTAAAAATTTTATGTCTTCAAGTTATACAACAGAAACTTCAGTTAATTCAACTACATCTCCTAAAACTGGAACAATTCAATCATCAGCGCTAGTAATGAATGGTCCAACTTTTGAAACAACAGAAACTCCAATTAATCTAGTTTCTTATGTTTATAAAGAATTAGACAATTCCTACAAACATTTTGGAACAAGAATACGTATTATTGGAAAAATTGAAAATAACGAACGCCGTAGTCAAACGCCAAACGGAAGCACAACATATTATCAAGTTGCTGGAGTTCAACCAGACCAAAACGTAAGTATTGGTGGTGGCTCAGGTGGCCTTGCAGTATTGCTTAATCCAACCACTAACAATGGGTACTATTTTGAAATTGCTGCACTAACAGAAGACAATATAGAGTCATACTTAAAATTAGACAAAGAAAATAAATCAAACATTTCTATCAACAACGTTGTATTTTATAAAATTAAAAAAGATGCATCAAATAATGATGCAATTCCTGTAAAACTTTATGGAGGTCTATCAAAAATTATAGTTGACGATGGAAGGTTTACTGGCCAATATAGAATGACTGGCGAAGAAAATCCAACGGTATATGATTTAGCAGTAGAGTACCAAGATATAGGAAAAATAAGAAGATTTTATTTATACATTAATAATCAATTAATTAAGGTTGTAGATGATCCAGATCCACTTCCAATATATAATAATATGGCTCCGTTTGTCCGTGGATCATCTAGAGTAATGTTTGAAAACATATACGCTCTATCTCAAAACTATTCTCAAAATACTGTATTTACAGTTGGAGAAACGCTATCTTCCGCCTTTGGCGACAACGAAATAAGCGCTAGTGAGTCTTTAAGAAAATATGCAATGAGTGGTATTGTTCAGGCAACTTATTTATCTGGAATTAGTTCTCAACAACCACCTAAATATAATTTATATTTTGATGAATTTGGCTCAATAATGAGAGAGTGCGCCTATTTTGATATTAAATATGATCGTGCATACCCTGCGCTTTATGCCAAATTATCGCCAACATTTAATAACATTAAGGGATATGTTTCATCTGGCTTTTATGCAGACTCATATGGTGCTGAGTTTTTAATATTTAACGCTACAGACACAGCATTAAATCTTGATGAGACAAGCGGTAATTATTTAAGAATTCAGGGTATAACATTTACACAGGATACCACTCATGAATTAACTGTTGACGAGTACTTTAAAAAACGTGGCAATTTTTCTAATCCATTATTAACTGGATCTTCTCAAATTGTTTCTCCACAAGTTGAAAAACAAAAGTTTGATGAAATTAAAAGAAGCAGGATGATTTACGGAAATAACGAGTTTACTTTAGATACCCCATACATACAAACACAGGATGATGCAGAAAATTTAATGGGCTGGACAATAAATAAACTTATGTTTCCTAAAAAATTAATCGGTTTAAAAATATTTGCAACTCCAACAATTCAACTAGGAGATATACTAACAATTAACTATAAAGATTCTAATAATTTAGATTTGGTTACTTCAGATAACTCTAGATTTATAGTTTATAATATTGAATATACAAGAAAAATAAATGGTCCAGATATGACTATTTATTTAGCGGAGGTGTAATATGGCAAAACCATTTACTCCTACTTCTGCTGGAGTGCCAAACGTAAGAAAAGAATTTGAAAAAAGAGAAGCAGCAAAAAAAGCCGAAGCAATTGCTGTTGAAGCAAAGAGAGATGCTAATAAAGCAAACATAAGAGAAGATCGTCTAAATTTTACCCCAACGCCAATCGCAAAAACTCAAACAGTTCCTACAAAATCTTCTGCTGTTCAGTCAACATCATCAAATAAATTATTTATTGGACCTATACCGATGGGAACTGTTCGTACAGCAACTGGGTATGAGCCAGCAACAGTTAAAAAAGAATCTGAACCAGGAAAAGTTAAGCAAGAAACTGTAGTTGCAAATACAGGACAAACTACTTTTATGACAGGTGCAATAGTTGCAATACCACAAACTCCAAACTTGTCAGTAACAGTCTCTCCACCTCCACCACCAGTTAAAACTGCAACATTAGATATTATTTTATTTGATGAAGAAGTTGTTACAACAGACGGAATGTTTGATCAAATATTTGAAAATATTGGCGGACAAGAATTAATTAATATAACAAGGTCTGATATTGTTAATGGTCAAAAAATATCATATCAACCAATTAAAAACCTTTCAGCCATTCAACAAATATATAATTCAAACAATATTATTAGTCTTCAACAAACCTCAGATAAATTTTTTGCTGGATTTTCAATTAAATTAGAGGACAAAATTCCAGAAACTGGCAACGGGACTAATGGAGAAAACGTGTACCTTAACGCAACAGGAGACTTAATTATTGAATTTATTAATATAAATCCTGATGAACAAATAGAAACACAGATTAGCGTAAGTGGTACAATATATGAAGCAGATCTTGGAGACTACGCCTCATGATAACTAATACTGGTAAATCTATTATTGCAAAATATTTACTTGGTCAGGCCCCTGCCTATGCCTCGTATATTGCTATTGGTTGTGGTGCTACCCCACTAGATACTGCCGATGAAATTGGCGACTATTCAACAAAAACAAATTTAAATTTTGAAATGTTTCGTGTTCCAATATCTTCTAGAGGCTTTGTAAACGAAGACGGTGTAGATAAAATTGTTTTGACAGCAGAACTACCAACAGAAGAAAGATATGAAATATCTGAAATTGGAATATATTCTGCAGGTTCTAACCCATCTGCGGGAGCATATGATAGTAAAACAGTTTTTGCTTTTACACAAACAGAAAACTGGCAATATGTAACAGCAGCATCTGCAGTAGCAATTAATACAGAATCCAATGCGTTAGATGCCCCAAACTATGACAACATTATCGCTATAGCAAATCCAGTATTTCAAACAAACGCAGATAACCCAATATTTTTTAAATCACCAAGAGTTGCAAGATATGAAAGACCAAGATTTTTAAATAATGTAATTATGATAAAAGGCAATGAGGCTGATCTTGATATTGAATCAGATAGCGGTCCAACACAAGATACTTTTCAAATAGGAGCAGGATCAAACTATATTAGATTAAGCGGAGCAACGGTTGACTTTACAAGAAATGCTCCAACAGATGAACTAAGATTGGCATTTTCAATAATAAATAGAGATGGAACATATGGGGCTGGCACTCAACCAGAAAGAGCAAGAGTTTTAGTTTCATTTGAAAATACAAGTGGAACACAATTTGCAAGACTTGAAGCAGAAGTTGCAGATGACAGTAGTGGTGGACAACATGATTTTGCTACAGAAAGGTACTTTGTTGTAACAAAACAACTTCAACAACTATATAGAACATCTGGATTTGATTGGAATGATGTTTCTGTAGTTAAAATATACGCATGTGTTATTGATGGAGTTAATCCATCGGGAAACTATTATGTAGCCCTAGATGCTTTAAAACTAGAAAATGTTGCTACAGTAAATCCACTTTATGGATTAACAGGATACTCAGTTATTCAAACTTCAGGCGCAGCAACTATAGTTAAGAGTCCCAATACCAGTAACTATGTTGAATTTAGATTTTCAGTAGATCTTTCTAGTGGAAATAATTCATAATGGCTGATGCAGGAATTAAAAAAGTTATAATTAAAAAAACATCTTTGCCAGCACTAGATCATGATAAAGTTGGATACGTTTTTAGATATAGGATTGTTTCTGAAGATAAAAACAGAACCTCTCAATGGTCTCCAATAAATCTTGTATTAGATGACTCAATTACCAGCGTTGCTGGAGCCATACAGGTCTCAACCTCGGTTATTAGTGCAGTATGGGGAGATGAATTAAATAGACCAAAGTATGATGTTTTTGTTGGATTTGATGGGGCTACGGCAACCTATCATGGGACAACACCAATTCACTCATATCAATTTATTAAAACTGGAACCACAAATGTACGTGTAATTATTCAAGTTGAATCATCTGAAAAAACATTAAATGCCAATTTGCAAATATACAATTCTGGCTTAGTTTCTTTGGTATAATAAAATAGGAGGAATAAATGGCAAAAGTACCACTACCAGAAAGAGGGCAACCTCTTGATGTTACATATTTATATCAATTGATTGAGGCTGTAAACGACCTTTCTACAAATGTTGCTTCTAAGCAAACAAGTAAAACAATTATTGATACAGCAAGTGCGGGTAAGGCAGAGGTGCAAACTTCTAACACAAGAATAGTTGGCGGTTTGGTTGAAGTTGCAAATAACTCCACAGTTTCAGCGGGAAACGAAAGAACATTTACTTATGACTTTAAAGACTTTAAATATCCACCAATAGTATCAGCAACACCAGTTAATACTAGAGGTACTCCAGCAGGACAAAACGTGAATATTGTTTTAAAAAGCGTTACAGAAACAAGAGTTGAAGGCGTTGTAAGGTTTGGTACCTCTGGTGACCTATCTTTATCAGTACACTTAATTATTATCGGAATTCCAAACTGAGAATAAAACAATGATTTTTTGTAAAAAATGTAGGGGTAGAGTACTTGTTGACAGACAATATAGTAGTATCCAGCATATGGAAACATATTGTGTTATATGTGGATTAAGAAAATTCTTTCATCCGCCAACAGAAAGCGAAGAAGGTAGATGGTTACTAGCAAAGGAATCATTCAGAGCCAAGCATACAATAACGAAACTGTAATACAAGGAAATAAAAAAATATGGTTTCTTAATGGAGATCTTGTAAGGCTTCATCATAGTTCACGATCTACTGGCATGGTTTCTGTTTATAATATAACTAAAGATAGACTTGAAACTTGTTTACGTTCAGATTTTAGAAAAAAAAGAGAAAGAGCCTACACCGTAGCAGAGACTGCTAAATTGATTAATCGTCATAGAAAGTATATGCCTAAATTAATGAAAAACGGTGTAATTCCATTACCAGTTGGATCAAAGTTAAATGGCGAACGTGGTTTTAGAATAAGGTCATATTATTCAGAAAGCATGGTAAAGGACATTCGTGCTATACTGGCTACTATACATATAGGGCAACCAAGAAAAGATGGACTTATAACAAATAATATGACTCCTACAAGCCAAGAATTGACACGGCGAATGGGAGACGGTATACTTACATATACGAAGACAGAAGATGGTAGATTTATTCCTGTTTGGGCAGAGAATATTTAATAGCAGAAATGGTGGGGTAATGGAAAACGAAAATACAAAAATATCTGTAGCACTTGGATATACGCTTAATCTAGGTAATTTTCAGTCATTAAGATTTGATTTTGGAGTAGTTGATTCTAAGCGTGATGATGAAAATACAGAGCAGGCTTTTGAAAGAATTTATAAATTTGTTGAAGAAAAGTTAACAGAAAAAGTTAAAGAAGCCGAGTCAGAGGCCGACAGTAACGACTAATGGCTGAACGCAAAGACCGTATGGCTTTGCTCAGTAGATACAATAAGTTGCATCTACAAAGATATGAAGCCAAAAGCAACATGAATCTTAATGTTGAACAATGGGCTGCAGATGCTCTTGTTGAATCTTATAGCATTTCTCAATGTTATGATTTATTAGATTATTATTTTAAGATAGCGGAAAATCCTACTTGGAATTATTTTGCATACAATGCAGAAAAAATTCTTAATGGTAAAATAGAAGTAGAGCAAGATATTAAAGAACGAGAAGAGCGAAGAAAACTAGCAAGAAAGTGGATTAGTGAATAATACAGAAGCAAAATTAATTACAGCAGTATTAAATGATAAACAAATCCATGTATTGTTACAAGCCAATGTTGATAATCTTTTAAGAACTCACAACGATGTCTGGAATTTTATTAGACAGTATTCAGAAAATAACCAATCGGTTCCACCAACATCATTAGTTGTAGAAAAGTTTAGAGATTTTAATCCAGTAGAGGGGGTTGGTGCAACTAAGCACCATCTTGAAGAATTACAATCAGAATATTTAAATGATAGCCTTAAAGATATTTTACGAAATGCAGCAGGTGAAGTTCAAAGCGGTAATGGTAATAATGCTCTTGAACATTTAATTACCAAGACATCAGAACTTAAAAAAAATACTGCTGCAATTAGAGATATTGAGGTAACAGACCTTGACTCTGCAGTTGCTTATTTTGAAAATGTAAAAAAAATGCAGGATCTTGGACAGGTTGGAATTAAAACTGGGCTTCCAGGGTTTGATAACTATTTACCTTCTGGAATTATGCCAGGACAACTTGGAGTCTTCCTTGCATACCCAGGTATTGGAAAGTCTTGGCTGGCCTTGTATTTCGCTGTACAGGCTTGGAAACAGGGTCGTAGCCCACTAGTCATAAGTCTTGAAATGTCTGAAACAGAAGTTCGTAATCGTGTATTTGCAATTATGGGTGAAGGTCTTTGGTCTCATCGTAAACTTAGCAATGGCGAAGTAGAGATTGATATGCTTAAAAAATGGCATGCAGATAAATTACAGGGTAAGCCAGAGTTTCATATTATATCTAATGACAGTGGTGGAGAAGTGACTCCTTCGGTTATACGTGGAAAAATTGATCAGTATAAACCAGACTTTGTTGTTGTTGACTATTTACAACTTATGTCTCCAAATCAAAAATCAGATAATGAAACGGTACGAATGAAAAACCTTTCACGAGAACTTAAACTTATGTCTATCAGTGAAGAGGTTCCAATTATGGCTATTTCTTCTGCTACACCAGATGATGTTAAGGATTTATCTAGCCCACCAACACTGGGTCAAACGGCTTGGTCAAGACAGATTGCCTATGATGCTGACTGGGTAATGGCTCTTGGTCGTGCTACGAATAGTGATATTATTGAATGCGTATTTAGAAAAAATAGAAATGGTTTTATGGGTGATTTTTTAGTTCAAGTAGACTTTGATAGAGGATACTATCGCTATAAAGACTATGAGGATAAAAATGGTTAAAGATGTGTATACTGCAGAACAGGTACGTCGTGTACTAACTGGCGCTGGAATTGACATTGAAGCAGAGTATGGAACTGACTACATTGTTTTTTGTCCATATCACAATAACAATAGAACTCCTGCTGGAGAAGTATCAAAAGATCATGGGATGTTTTTTTGTTTTGGATGCCAGACAACAAAAACACTTATTGAATTTATAATGCACACATCTAATAGAACATACTTTGAATCAATTAGGTATATTAAAAGCAAAGAACAAGAGACAAGTATTGAGGATTCAGTAAACAGGGCATTAGTTGAAAAACCAGAATTTATTCAGTACGATGAACTTCTTATTAAAAGATTAACTAATCAAGCATTGGAGTCTCCAAGAGCAGTTAGATATTTTGAAGGAAGAAGTATTACAAAAGACTCTATTAATAAGTTTAATCTTGGGTATTCAGAAAAACAAGATTCAGTAACAATACCAGTACACTCCCCAGATGGAATGTGTATAGGGTTTGTGGCTAGAACTGTTGAAGGAAAAGAATTTAAAAATACACCTGGATTGCCAAAAGGTAAAACATTATTTAATTTACATAGAATAAAGACTTCAAGTATTGTCTATGTAGTAGAGTCTTCATTTGATGCAATTAGGTTAGATCAAGTAGGATTCCCTGCGGTTGCTACGCTGGGTGCTAATGTTTCTGCAGCACAGATAAAACTATTAGAAAAGTATTTTAATAGCATTGTTTTAATTGCAGATAACGATGATGCAGGAATAATAATGAGAGATAAGTTAATTAAAAGACTTGGGCCTGTTGTTACTTCTGTGTATATAGATAAAAAATATAAAGATATAGGCGACATGGATGATGATGCAATTAAAAAACTGGAGTTTAAGTTTGACAATTCCATTACCAGTATGTTAAAATAGAAAAGATGAACATGAAAAATAAAACAAAAAATAAAAACATGCAGTGGGTTATTGCTTTAAAAACAATGGGTCATAAAAAATATTGGACTAAAGCCAATACTGTTGAGTTTTTTGCTTTTGTTGCCAAAGGCCTAATTATCATTCCAGGCCTTTTATTTGATATTAGCATATGGTGGTTTTACATTTTTGCTTTAGTGTCAAGTTTGGGGCTAATCTGGTCATCAACAGTAAAAACTATACCAACTTTAATTTGGTTTAATATATTATGGAGTGCTCTTGCTATCATATTTATTTTAAAACATTTTGGGTTAGTACTATAAAATAAAAAACAAGGAGAAAAAATAATATGACTATTGTAAAGGGACTCAAAAACATTAATGCCCTAGTTGACAAGCCAAAGTATGATGAAAACTCTCCAAAGGTAAGATGGTTAAAACTTGCCGATGGACAGTCTGCAAAAATTAGGTTCGTTGAAGAACTTGACGAAGACTCTGCAAATTACAACGCAGAACGTGGTTTAGCACTTGTTGTTAAAGAACACACAAATCCAAAGGACTATAAGCGTAAGGCTGTAGACACTATGGAATCAGAAGGTCGTGACTGGGCTGAAGAAATGCATCGCAAGGATCCAAAGGCTGGCTGGAGAGCACGTCTTCGTTTTTATTGCAACGTACTTGTAGATGATGGAATTGAAGAGCCATATGTGGCTATTTGGTCAATGGGCGTAAGCAAGCAATCTGCATTTAATACTATTCGTGAATACGCACTGGAGACAGGCAGTATTTCAAATCTTACATGGAAAGTGAAGCGTAATGGTCAGGGAACTGAAACAAGTTATACACTTATTCCATCTGCACCAGACAAAGAACCATTTAACTGGGCAGCACTAAAGCCATATGCACTTGAGTTAGCACTAAAGAAAATTCCTTATGCTGAGCAAGAAGCATTCTATTTGGGGTTTGATACTCCATCCGTAACTTCATCAACCAACACAGATTGGTAATATGAACTACGTAGGCTTACATGTTCATACTCACTACTCCCTATTTGACGGCATAGCAACTCCACAAGAGTATGTAGACCGTGCTAGCAAGTTGGGTATGAACGCTCTTGCAATTACAGATCACGGTTCACTTTCTGGTCACAGAGAGTTTTACCGTTCTGCAAAAGAAAAGGGTATTAAGCCAATACTTGGTCTAGAAGGATATATGTGTGCAGACATATCAGATAAAAGAGATAAGTCTGAAAGAACAGGTCAACAAGATCTTGTTTATAATCATATTATCCTTCTAGCCAAGAACCAAAAAGGTTTAGAAAATCTTAACAAGATTAGTGAAATAGCATGGACAGATGGATTTTTTAAAAAGCCAAGGTTTGATTTTGAAATTCTTCAAAAATATAAAGAAGGAATAATTGTAACATCTGCTTGTCCTAGCAGCGTTATCGTTAAGGCATTAGAAGAGCAGGAATTTGCACTTGCTAAAAAACACATTGGGTGGTTTAAAGATAACTTTGGTAGCGACTACTACATTGAGGTTATGCCACACAATACACCAGAAATAAATAAATACCTTATTGATCTTGCCGATGAATTTAATATTAAGGTTGTAGTTACGCCAGATTGTCATCACGCTGATGAATCACAAAAGCATATTCAAGAGTTTAAACTTTTAATGAATACTCACGCTAAGGTACAAAAAGATACCACATATGCAAAATCTATAAAGATTGATTCTATGATGGAGCGCCTTGACTATCTTTATGGGGAAGATCGTCAGATAACATTTAATAAATTTGACATTCACTTACTTTCTTATGAAGAGATTAAAGCAGCAATGGAAAAACAGGGTATTGATAGAGAAGACATATACTCAAACACACTATTACTAGCAGAGACAGTAAAAGACTATGACATTAAAGATGGTCTTGATTTACTTCCAGTTCAATACAAAAATCCAGATCAAGAATTAGCAAACTTGGCCTTTGCTGCGCTAGAAGAAAAAAATTTAAATTCTAACTGGCTTGGAAATGATGCCTATGAACTTCGCCTAACAGAAGAACTTGACATTATTCGTGATAAAAAATTTGCACCATACTTCTTAGTAGTTCAAAATATGATTTCTTGGGCAAAGAAAGAGGGAATCTTGGTTGGTCCAGGACGTGGCTCTTCTGCTGGCTCTTTGGTTTGTTATCTTCTTGGTATTACTGACATTGATCCATTAGAACATGGTCTTTTGTTCTTTCGTTTTATTAATCCAGAACGTAACGACTTCCCCGATATTGATACAGATATCCAAGATACTCGTCGTGATGAAGTAAAAGATTATTTAGTTAGACAGTATAGGCACGTAGCATCTATTGCAACATTCCTTCAATTTAAAGATAAGGGTGTTGTGCGAGATGTTGCAAGAGTCTTAGATATTCCACTTACAGATGTTAACAAGGTTTTAAAACTTGTTGATACCTGGGATGAATATTGCACATCTAAAACTACATTATCTTTTAGAGAAAAATACCCAGAGGTAGAGATTTATGGAGAGCAATTACGTGGCCGTATTAGGGGTACGGGCATTCACGCTGCTGGCGTGGTTACTAGTAAAAATCCAATCTTTAGATATGCGCCATTAGAAACCCGTTCTTCTCCTGGATCTGATGATCGCATTCCTGTGGTTGGTGTTGATATGGAAGAGGCTGAAAAAATTGGTCTTATAAAAATTGATGCTCTTGGTCTTAAAACTTTAAGCGTAGTAAAAGATTGCATTGATATGGTTAAAGAAAATCATTATAAGGATATTGATCTTTTATCTATTGACATGGCAGATCCTAAAGTATATGAAATGCTTTCAGATGGATATACCAAGGGTGTATTTCAATGTGAAGCAACTCCATATACAAACCTTTTAGTAAAAATGGGAGTAAAAAACTTTAATGAGTTAGCAGCATCCAATGCCCTTGTCCGTCCAGGTGCAATGAATACTATTGGAAAAGATTATATTGCTCGTAAACATGGTAAGCAAAACGTTTCTTATATTCATCAAACTATGAAAGAATTTACAGATGATACATATGGGTGTATCCTGTATCAGGAACAAGTTATGCAGGCTTGCGTTTATCTTGGTGGAATGACAATGGCAGAGGCTGACAAGGTTCGTAAGATTATTGGAAAGAAAAAAGATGCGAAAGAATTCAATTTATTTCAAGATAGGTTTGTTGCTGGGGCGAGCAAGTTCATATCTCCTAATAAGGCCTTGGATCTATGGAAAGACTTTGAAGAACACGCAGGGTATTCGTTCAACAAATCTCATGCGGTTGCTTATTCTACGCTCTCGTATTGGACGGCGTGGTTAAAATACTATTACCCACTTGAGTTTATGTTTGCTCTTCTTAAAAATGAAAAAGATAAAGATGGTCGTACAGAATATTTAATTGAGGCTAAGCGTATGGGAATTTCAATTAAACTACCACACATCAATGACTCAGGTTTAGATTTTAAAATTGAAGGTAAGGGTATTCGTTTTGGACTAACTGGAATTAAGTTTATTTCAAATAATATTGCACAAAAATATATTGATGCAAGACCATTTACTAGTTATAAACAACTTGAAGAATTTACTTTTACAAAAGGTAATGGCGTAAACAGTAGAGCACTAAATGCACTTAGGCTAACTGGTGCTGCAACATTTTCTGATAATCCACGTAATGATGAAGACATTAAAGAAAATCTTTATGAGTATTTAAATCTTCCAGAGTTTAATGTTTCTATTCCATCTCACTATTATGCATTTATTCAATCAATTGAAGATTTTGAGGAAAAAGGATCTTTTATCTTAATGGGCATGGTTAAAGCAATTAAAAGGGGAAAGGGTTGGTCACGAGTTGAAATTCTGGACAAAACTGGGAGTGTTGGTGTATTTGATGAAGAGTCAACAACTGTTGAAACGGGTCGCACTTACTTGGTTCTTGCTAACGATAATAGGATTGTTTCTGCAATTCCTGTTGATGAAATAAAAGGATCTACAAATGCACTTGTTAAATTTTTAAGTTATAAACAACTACCTTATACAGAAGATGAGATGTTTGTTGTTTCATTTAAATCAAGAATAACAAAGGCTGGAAAGAAAATGGCTTCTTTAACTTTGGCAGATACCTCAAGAGACTTACACTCAGTAACAGTATTTCCTACGGCATTTCCAAAAGCATATATGCACATTGAAGAAGGCAAATCATATAAATTTAGTTTTGGTAAAACCAAAGATGGCACGGTAATTATGGAGGATGTAAATGTCAGTTAATATACAAGATGTACTAGCACAGTTAGACCCAAGAATTAGAAAACGTCTTGGCACAGGAGAGGGAATTAATTTTGAGTATCAGCCCACTCCAAGTTTTGGTTTAAATCGTGCTCTAGGTGGCGGATTGCCATACGGAAGGCAGGTTCTTGTTTGGGGTAGCAAGTCATCTGCAAAATCTTCTATGTGTCTACAAATGATTGCTTTAGCACAAAAAGAAGGCAAGACTTGTGCATGGATTGATTCTGAAATGTCCTATTCAGAAGATTGGGCTAAACAAATGGGGGTAGATCCAACAAAATTAATTTACTCACAAGCACGTACTATTAGCGACATGGTAGATGTTGGTGTTGGACTTATAAATGCTGGAGTTGATCTTATTGTTATTGATTCAATTACATCAATGCTTCCTGCAATATATTTTGAAAAAGATTCAGACGAAATGAAAGCACTTGAAAATACAAAACAGATTGGTGCAGAGTCTAGAGATTTTAGCAATGCCTGGAAAATGCTTAACTATGCCAACAACAAGGTAAAACCGACATTGCTTGTTCTTATTTCACAATCAAGAAATAACATTAATGCGATGTACACAAGTCAACAGCCTTCTGGCGGTCAGGCTACAAAATTCTATTCATCTTGCGTAATTAAATTGTTTTCTTCTGAGTCAGAAAATCAAGCAATTAAAGGAAAGATTAAAGTGGGAGATAAATTAATTGAAGAAAAAATTGGTAGAAAGATTCGTTGGGAACTACAATTCTCTAAAACCTCTCCAGGGTTTCAATCTGGTGAGTATGATTTTTATTTTAGAGGTGACAATATTGGTATTGATGCAATAGGGGACTTAGTTGATACCGCAGAATCAATGGGATTAGTCAATAGAACTGGAGCATGGTATCAGTTAGATGATGGAACAAAGGTGCAAGGTCGTGATGGGTTTATAGACCGTGTCAAAGAAGACCTAATTTTACAAGAACAACTTAAGGCAAAAATAATTAATGCTTGAAAAAAATTTTACCGTGTATCCTGGCCAGTGGCCATGTAAAACTTGCCAAGAAATTGTAACATCTTTAAGATATTGGAGAGAGACTGGAGATGCGACATGGATGTGTACACAAAAACATATTTCAAAAGTTAACCTACTTCCCCCAACAAAGAAGGATTATGAGCGAAAAGAACGAAAGTAAAAGAATAGGTGCTAAGCAGCATAAAAATTCTGGTAGAAACACACAGAAGGGCGATGCAACATGGCGTGAATTTGTTGTTGACTTTAAAGAAGCCAGCAAATCTTTTACATTAAATAAGGACGTATGGGCAAAGGCTGTTACTGATTCTATTCAAGCAGGTAGAGATAAGTCTCCAGCCATTGTTGTAATTCTTGGAGAAGGAAATACAAAAGTAAGACTTGCCATAATTGAAATGAACATGCTAGAACAATTAACAGAGGAGAAATATAATGTCTGAACCAGGATCACAAAAAACAACACTTGACATGGTAAATGGTTTAACAGAGATTGCAGACTATATGCAAGATGAGGAATTGACCGTTGCTTTAACTATGATCGCAAAAATTATTATAAAACCAGATATCCCCCTTCAGGCTGCTAGCCTTGAAATTGTAAGGCTACAAGCCATTGCAGCAAAAATGTCTTTTAAAGCCACTTGGATGGCCAATGTTGACAAATCTGACAGGGCAAAGAAAAACATATACTTTACAGCAGCACAAGCAATAAACGATCTGGTATCAGCGCTTAAATACATAATGCGCTAACCTGCTATAATTAATATAAACAAAGGATGAAATATGGCTAAAAACTTACTAAAACAGGTTATGATTAAAGATACCAAAAAGAAAAAAAGAAATAGCGAAGAAGACGAAAGTCTTGTTGAAGGTTTAGATACTGCCATAAATGCTGGCTATCTTACTAAAACAAAACCAAAGTTTACTAAGAAAAATAATTTTTCTGCATCTGGTTTGACTTATGGCGCAGGTGAGTGTCCAAGATATTGGCACCTAGGGTTTGATGGACAAATATTTTATGATAACTCAGACGCCATTGGCGTAGCAAATAGAACACAAGGAACTCTCGGACATGGAAGAATACAAGATGCAATAGAGGCTTCTGGTTTACTTGCACAAGATTTAGAGTTTGATCCAATACCAAGAAAATATAGCAAGCAAACTCACCCAGCAATGGAGTTTAGAGTTAAAACTGATGATCCACCTTTTGACGGGTATGGAGATGTCATGATTGACTATAAAGGTGAAAGACTTGTTGGTGAAATTAAAACAATAAGAAACGACGACTTTGAACATAAAAAATTAAGTAGAAAACCTAAAATGGGTCACTTAATGCAATTACTAATGTATATGAAGGTTTGGAAAATTGGCAAGGGTGTAATGATTTATGAAAATAAAAACAATCATGAACTACTTACATTGCCCGTTGTAGTAAATGATCAGTATCGTACTTGGGTAGATGAAACATTTGAATGGATGAGAGTAGTTTACAAGAGTTGGCAAGATAAACAATTACCAGAAATTCCTTATCGTTCAAATTCAAAAATTTGCAAAGTGTGTCCTATTCAAAAGGCATGTGCTGAAGCAGGAGACGGAACAATTAAGATTAAACCTATGAAATTATTAAAGGACGAGAAAGATGAATAAATGTGAAACTATGTGAAAGGTGCGAGACCCAATTTACACCAAAGGTAAGTTATCAAATTTATTGTGGAGATGTTTGTAGAGAAGGAGCCACCAAAATAAAGATAGCCGAAAGGTATCAAATAACTCGTAGACAAAAAAGAATAGGCAAAAAAAGACTTTGCTTTGGTGGCTGTGGAGAACAACTGTCAATATATAATGACTCTGGATTTTGTCCTAATTGCAATATAAATAAAAAAGAAGTAGATAAAATGTTAAAACAAATAAAAGGATTTATTGACTATGAACAACAGTGGTAATTCAAAAACAGTTTGTGCTATTGATGCAAGCACTAATAGTCTTGCCTTTGCTATTTTTAATAATAACAATCTAGAAAGTATTGGTAAGATTAGGTTTGAAGGAAATACAAATTATGAAAAAGTTATGGATGCTTGTGCTAAGACAAAAGCATTTTTTGAATATTATGGTGGATTTAAAACAATTGTAATTGAGCATACCGTTTTTATGAATAGCCCTAAAACTGCTGCGGATTTGGCTTTAGTCCAAGGTGCGCTATTAGGAGCAGCAGGACTAACTGGAACAAAGGTTATAGGAACTGTAGCACCAATAACTTGGCAAAACTATTTAGGAAATAAAAAAATAACAAAAGAGGAACAGGTTGTAATTAGATCAAAGAACCCAGGAAAGTCAGACTCTTGGTATAAAACATATGAAAGACAAATTAGGAAAGAAAGAACTATCAAACTAATTGAAATTAATTATAATAAAGTTATTAATGATAATGACGTTGCTGACGCTTGTGGTATTGGGCATTGGGCTATTAATAATTGGGACAAGTGGAACACGGTAAAAAATAAATGAAACATGTGAAAAGTTTAACTGTTGTTGGTGGGGGAACTGCTGGCTTAATTTCTGCACTTATTTTAAAAGAACGTAGCACTTTAGAGGTTAATTTAGTATATTCTTCAAATATTGGAATTGTTGGTGTAGGAGAAGGATCAACAGAACATTTTAGAGAGTTTATGGATTTTGTTGGAATTAAAGGTAGTGAAATCATTACAGAATGTGATGCAACATTTAAGATTGGAATTATGTTTGATGGCTGGATTAAAAATAAAAAATATATGCATACGGTTGGTCCACCATTTAGCAATATAGTTGGTCAATATTCACACGTATACGCAAAACAAATATCTGAAGGCTTACAATACATTTATCCAGATAGTGTTTTACAAAATAAAGTTATTGCTCAAGCAATAAACATAGATAATACACCAGTAACAAATCAATATCATTTTAATACATTTAAATTAAATGATTTTTTAAAAAAGAAAGCAATTGAAAAAGGAATCAATGTTTTTGATGATAATATTTTATATGTTGAATTAGATCAAAATGGATTTATTGATTATGTAGTGGGAGAAAAAAATAAATATAAAAGTGATTTTTATATAGATGCAACAGGATTTAAACGAGTTTTAATGAATAAATTAGATGTTAAATGGAAATCTTTTAATAAATATTTAAAATTGAACTCTGCAATTACATTTCCAACTGTTGACGAAGATAATTATAATTTTTGGACATTAGCAAAAGCCATGGATTCTGGTTGGAGATTTAAAATACCAACTTGGGGACGACATGGAAATGGATACATATATGATAATAATTTTATAAATGCCGATCAAGCAAAGTTAGAAGTAGAAAAAGAACTTGGTTACAAAATAGAAGTTGGAAAAACTTTTAATTTTGATCCAGGGGCTTTAGAAACTGTATGGACGAAAAATTGTGTTGCAATGGGATTAAGTGGATGTTTTTTTGAACCACTAGAGGCAACATCAATTGGATTAACTATTCAACAAAGTTTTTTATTAATGCATAGACTTCAAAATTATAACGAAAGAGTTATAAAAGAATATAATGAGTCATTTGAAAATATTACAGAAAATATTAGAGACTTTATTGTTTTACATTATTTAACAAAAAGAAATGATACCGAATTTTGGAAAAATATTTTAACTATAGACATACCAGAATCTTTAAAATATAATTTAGAAAAATGGAAAACAAAACTTCCAATTAAAGAGGATTTTAGAAAAGATTCTTCTTATGCTATGTTTTTACCATTAAACTTTGTCGTTGTCATGGCAGGTCTTAATTTGTTTGACAATGATGCAATTTTAAACGAGTATCAATTTTTATCAAAAAATATAAAAAATAATGCAGAAATAATGATTAATTCAGCGGTTTTTCAAGATCAGTCTAAACAATACTTAAATCATAAAGAAATAATTAAAATTATTAGAGGGATAGGTTAAAAAATGCCAGAATTAAATGCAAACATACCACCTATAGAATGTTATGTGCGTGGAAACTATTTAAGAAATCAATTAGATAGTCATGATAAATATTTTCCATGTGTTATATTTGGTGTTGCTAGTATTAAAAGTAGAAGTCCCTTATTCCACATAATGATGGAAGATGGTGGTTTGTGGTGGAGAATGCCAATCAGCGCATTCTGTACACAACCTGGAGTACAAGAACAAGACATACACAATTTGGTTTTATGGAATGCCTTTAGTCATCATATATCTGTAACAAAATTTGAAAACTTAACAAATCTTAAAATGTCTTACATTGATAGAACAAAGACTATGCATAAGGGGACATATTTGTTTACACTTGACTGGCACAATCCAGACTCCAATGTTTTAGATGACGGGTACTCAGAGAATCCAGCGGAACATAAATGTGGTCATGTTATACAAAGAGACGATGGGAACTTTGCTATACAGCCAAACAATAGAGTTCGTATTTATGAACCTTCTTTTACTTTAAAAAAGGAATATGTTATTGATAGAATAATTAATGATTATAAGTGGGACGTAGAGAATCAAGACAAATGGACCTTAGAAGACAGTGATAGGTTTAACTATGAAATTAATGAGACTGAGGTTGACAAATAATACTATGACTGGTAAACTGTATACAAGTGAAACTTGGCTTCGTAAGAGATACCTTATGGATAAAAAGTCTCCACAAGACATTGCCAAAGAGTGTGGGGCAAGCGTAGAAACAATCTACGTATACCTTGCTAAATTTGGATTAAGGAAATCAAAACGATGAAACTAAATCCAGTTTATAAGGATGTAAAAAGTTTTAGTTGTGAGGATTTATATCTTTATTCTATTAGCGCACCTTCTGGAAAAGAGATTTGGTCAACATGTCATGGAATTGCACAGATGCTTATTGATAAAAATATTGCATATGGAGATTCTGCTTTAGATCCTGTTAGAATTTTTAGCAAGGCAGATCCAGTAGAACAACTTAGAGTAAGAATTGATGATAAATTAAGCAGACTTATGAAAGGCACGGACTATATTGGAGACAACGATATAGATGATCTTATTGGATACTTAGTATTGCTTAAAATAGCAAAGGAAAAAAATGTCAACTGAAATAGAATTAATTCAACATCTTGATGAAGTAAACAAAGTTGTTGCAGAATATCTTAAAGGCCAAGATCCTACAAAAATTTCTAAAGATTTGGATATGCCAAGAACTCGTGTTGTTGCATTAATTAATGAATGGAAAGTTATGGCATCTGCCAATGACGCTATACGTGCTCGTGCAAAAGAAGCCCTTGCTGGAGCAGATGCACACTATAGCAAATTAATTACAAAATCTTATGAGGTTATTGATGAAGCATCAATGACAAATAATCTTAGTGCAAAAACTCAAGCAATTAAATTAGTTATGGATATAGAAAAATCTAGAATTGAAATGTTACAAAAGGCTGGACTTCTTGAAAACAAGGAACTAGCAGAAGAAATGGTGCAGATTGAACGTAAACAAGAAGTTCTCATTGGAATTCTTAGAGACGTTGCTTCTGAGCATCCAGAGGTTCGTGATTTAATTATGCACCGTCTTTCTGAAATTGCTAAAGAGGGAGAAGTGATTACCATTGTCCAAGATGTTCAATGATTTTTTTGAGGTACTAAAAGAAAAACAATTTGAAGAACAGCCAGTAGATGCAAAGACATTTGTTGAGTCTTCTGATTATTTGGGGCAGCCACCGCTATCATCAATTCAATATGACATTGTAGAAGCAATGAGTCAAATATATAAAAAAGAAGACTTGCAAGAATTGTATGGCCCAGTAGAAGGCGCAAGATATTATGACAAATATACTAAAAATGAAATTATTTTACAACTAGGAAAAGGCTCTGGTAAAGACTTTACCTCTACGGTTGCCTGTGCCTATATTGTATATAAGTTGTTGTGTCTTAAGGATCCCGCTAGATATTTTGGAAAGCCAAGCGGAGATGCAATAGATTTAATTAACGTTGCAATAAATGCACAGCAAGCAAAAAATGTTTTCTTTAAAGGTTTTAAAAGTAAGATTGAAAGATCACCATGGTTTGCTGGTAAGTATAATGCTAAAGCAGACTCAATAGAGTTTGATAAATCAATTACAGTTTACTCTGGACACTCAGAAAGAGAATCGCATGAGGGATTAAACTTATTACTTGCAGTGCTTGATGAAATTTCTGGTTTTGCATCTGAAGTTGGAACTGGCAATGAGCAAGGCAAGACAGCAGAAAATATTTACAAAGCGTTTCGTGGCTCAGTTGATTCTCGCTTTCCAGATTTAGGCAAAGTAGTATTACTTTCATTCCCTCGTTATCAAGGTGACTTTATTTCAAAAAGGTATGAAGATGTTATTATGGAAAAAGAAATAATTGAAAAAAAACATACATTTATTATGAACGAAGACTTACCGCATGATGACGTTAGCAATCAAT